TTGTCGGTGTTCTGCCACTCAAAGGCCTTCACCGTAGATCCATTGGCGTTGTACCTGACTTCCACGCACGCTCTTGCTTTGGCGGTGTCATCTTTCCCATAATTGTTGGAATGTACACATGCGTTGAGCGTAGGGCCTCCCTCTATGCTCACTCTCACAAAGTAACCAAACGGCTCCTCATACTTGGACTCGTTAATACCATCCTCGTATGTCGGTTTGTTGAACATGGCGGGCTTGTATGGAATGTCAAGAGAGAACTCAGTGAGATATGCCGTCGACCACCCTGTTCCGCCTCCCGTAGATGCGGTGATGTCGTGGTTGGCTTGCCAGTATACGTCCTCGACATGTCCCGAGACCTTCATGTCAAGCTCAGCGTAATACCTCGTCGGAAGGTTGTCGGAGCTTCCGTAGGCATGGAGTCTCGTGACCACCTTCTGGTCTGTGTCGGCCTGCTTGTCCACCTCGTAGAGGCCGTTGTCCTTTCCGTATTTGAAGATGTGGTTTGCAAAAACTCCAGCGGCCCCTACGATGACTTCCCTTCCCCTGACGATGAAGTTAAGGCCGAACTGACTCTTGAAGAGGGCCATGCCCTGCCATACGGTCTGGTTGTCTATAGAGACAGTTCTGTCAAGACGCTCGTCCTTACGTTCTGTCTGTGTGCCTGTATCTCCGTATATTGCCTTCCAACGTTTCAGGATGTTGGAAAGAAACGTTTCGTCAGTGGATATGTCTTTGGCTCTCTGTATGGTTCTGTCATAAGGGTTGGTGTCCCCACCACTGCCGGGGGTATAGAAAATCCAATAGTTCTCTTTTGCAAACCCGTTGTCCTTGCACCACCTGTCGGTACATGCCTGCAAGCGGTCGGCAAGGTCATTCATGTCCTTGGCGTAGAAACTGAAATTAGGAAGCGAGGAGTAATGTATCTTGTTGTCCGACAGCACCCAGTCGTGAAACTTTGCGTCGGTGAGTTCGTTGGACAGGGCGTTGAACTTCACGCTGTCATAGGTGAAGCCTTCCCCATAAGTCCCCCTCGAGGACTTCTTCACGACGGTCGGGTCGTAGTTGATGGTGAACCTCTCGCCCCTGTATATGATGTAGTCGCCTATCTGGAAGTCAATGGGGTATGCGGACTTGAACGACACTGTGACGAAGCAGTCGCCCATCCACTTGCCGCTGTACTCCAAGGTGTCCTGCTCTACGACCTTTCCGTTGCCGTCGTAGTTGGTCACGCTCTCATGGAGTACCTCTCCGTTTCCCCTATATATCGTCCACCTACTCATTGCACAATATTCAAATCAGTCACTTCCCCGCTTCTGTCCATAACCAAGGACACGGAGCTCCTTGGAGCGTCAACGTGCATGGTTATCTGGAAAACAAGTATCTTGGTGTCGTCGGAATCCATATTGAACCATGTCTTCTGCGATACCTTTATAAACCTCACATTGTAACGACCGGCTTGGCAGTGCGTATCGTATATGGCGAAGACACATCCTTTTCCGTCACCACCTGTGATGTACTTGATAAACGCATCAACTTTGTCTCTCAAATCTGAAACGTCATCGCTTTTAGCCTCACATGTGATTTCAATGTCATAGTCTTTTGCGGGCGGATTGCTATTGTTATAAAACACGTCAATTCCGTCCTCATCATGCCAGTCACGCTTGGCGACATCTTTCATATCAGACAATAGGATAAATGGGACTTCCTGAATGTACACAGAGAAGTCCTTTACGGTTTCCTTTACATCGCCTTTTTTATAAGACGTCCCGGAATAAATCATTTTCTGAAAATAAACCTTATCCATACGTCTGAATTATAACCGCAAATATAATATAAAATAAACAATCCGCAAACAATCTTTCCTGCAAAACGGTTGTTTTCTTGTAAATAATCATAAAACTTGGTTCAAGGAAACCCCGAAGTCTTTAGCTTTGGGGAGGAATTGAACCACTATTCCCTCTTTTGTTAGATTTAACATAATTATTTCTTTCAAATATTTGAGTATCTCAAAACTATTTTGTATCTTTGTGATATGAAATTGACTTTGCAGATTAAGCTGCTTCCAACTGACGAACAAGCCGTAATACTGAAAAAGACCTTCAGCGTTTTCAACGAGGCTTGTAACGCTATCTCGCAGATAGCGTGGGAATGTCATGCGTTCAAGCAATTCAATCTGCACAAAGAAGTCTATTACTCTATTAAAGAAACATATCGTCTTTCCTCCCAGCTTGTCGTGCGTGCAATCAGCAAAGTTGCCGACGCATACAAACTTGACAAGAAGAAACAACGACATTTTAGGGAGTTCGGAGCTATCACTTATGATAGCCGCGTTCTTTCCTATAATACCGACAAATCCGTCTGTTCCATTTCGCTTATCGGTGGTCGTGAGAAAATCGCGTTTACATGCTATCGTCAACAACTCATGCAATATGCGAAAGGAGAAGCAGACCTGGTTCTTATCAAAGACAAGTTCTTCCTCTATCAGACTATAGATATTCCTGATGAGGAGGAGGAAACTGCCGAGGATTTCCTTGGTGTCGATATGGGTATCACAGACATCGTTTCTTTGTCTGATGGTACTAATATTTCTTCTAATGAAGTCAAAAACATAAGAGACAGATACAACAGAGTGAGAGCTTCTGTTCAGTCCAAAGGCACGCGCAACTGTCACAGGTTGCTGAAACGGTTGAAAGGACGCGAGAGAAGATTTGCCACTATTGTCAATCACCGCATAAGCAAACAAATCGTAGCGAAAGCAAAGGAAGAACACAAGGGCATCGCCATTGAGGACTTGAAGAATATCCGATGGGGTATGAACTCCAAGAGACGTAATAAGACGTTCCGCAGGAGAAGTAACTCTTGGAACTTCTACCAGCTCCGTTCTTTCCTTGAATACAAATGCAAGATGAATGGCGTTCAAATCACTGCCATTCCCCCTGCATATACTTCGCAGACTTGCCATAAGTGCGGTCATATTGGCATTAGGCACGGCAAGCACTTCCGTTGTGTACACTGTGGCAACGTTGCTGATGCAGATGTTAATGCTGCTCTCAACATTGCTACATGGGGGTATGTAAACACCCATGAAAGATGGGAATTGTTGTCGTGTCCTATACATGATGATTTTTCTACGTCTAAAGCCCACAAATCTTTAGTTTGTGGGTAGTTTACTATATTTGCCAAAACAAATTTTTACCAAATTATGATAGACGCAGTGAAGAACAAAGAGTTGAGGAATAAAGCTATAGAACTCGGCCTGTGTGACCAGTGGCAAGGATTGTGGAGCAATGATTGGAATGACACCAAGATGATAGCCAAGTACAAGGAGGGCATAGATTTCTGCTTGGCAAACGATTTTCCGAGCGTGGAATATATAAAAAGTCATTTCAGTAAGCAAGACCTACGGAATGGTGGCGTTTTCGTCGATGACAAGCACTCCGTACTCAATGCAAGGATGATTGTCGTTAGGGGATTTTCGGATATAACAGCGAGATACAACGGGAATACGGTGGCAGAGGTCTATATCACCGACGATTCAACGTTGAGGCTATTCGCCCGAAATCATTGTCACGTAATCCTGCATGTACTTGGGAATGCCCAAGTTGATATTCAGCAGGAAGACGACGCTACGGTTCTTGCGATAAGGCACAGTAAGACATGCGGAATACATGTTACAAAAGGAATTGTCACGGAGAGAGAGGAATACACTTACCTAAAGGACATTCTTGGCTAATATTCAAGTATTCTCAAAAATAGTTACTTGTTTATTTGCTTGTTTATAAAATAATTCGTATCTTTGCAGTGTGAAATTTGAACGTTAGCGATGTGCGGGAGATAGCTTAATCAATGTTAAACTTATCTCGCATATTTGGTGATATGGAAGATATTACTTATCTTTGCAGCGTTCAATAAATCAAAGCGGTCGAGGCAATGAGGCTCTTCCGCAAACGGGAGGGCATTTTTTTATGTCCGACTGTCTTAACAGAAAGTACGTGAGTACGTTATATTTGCGCACCGTCCCCTGACTACATTGTAATGATGTGGTCGTGCCCGTCGCTTTGAGGCATTGAACAAGTGGGTAGCGGTGCGCTTTCTTTGCACATCAACCCAATAATTATTAACCGTTCAAAATATCAAAGCAAATGAACGAAATTGAGATTTTCAAAAACGAAGAGTTTGGTGAAGTGCGGACTCTTGTGGTGAACAACGAACCTATGTTCGTAGGCAGTAATGTAGCAACCATTCTCGGCTACACAAATCCGCAAAAGGCAATCAGAGATCATGTCGATGATGACGACAAGCTGACTGAACGAATCGTTCTGTCAGGTCAGAATCGGGAGGTAGTAATCATCAATGAGAGCGGTTTGTATTCTCTCATTCTATCATCGAAACTTCCAACTGCTAAGAAGTTTAAGCACTGGGTGACATCCGAGGTGCTTCCTGCTATCCGCAAGAATGGCGGTTACATGATCTCAAAGGCGGACGACACCCCAGAGCTCATCATGGCAAGAGCCTTGCAGATAGCAAACGACACCATCGCCCGCCATGAGAAGGAACTTGCCGAAGCCAAGAATAAGATTGCAATGCAACACGATCGCATCGGCACTCTTGAAGGACACCTCAAATACAACATGGAGGAGGTAAAGAGGCTCACACCCGACGCTGAGTACACCCGCAAGACTCTTTCATCGACAACATCGTGGAACACGAACATCATCGCCAAGGAAATAGGTCTGTCAGCGGTGACACTCAACAAGAGACTCCAAGGGCTCGGCATCCAGTACAAGGAACACGGTGTATGGGTTCTCACGCACAAGTATCAGGACAAGGGGTACACAAAGACAAGCACCTACAACTACCCAAAGTCAGATGGCACACTTGGAACACGCATCCAGACTGAGTGGACTGAGAAAGGACGTCGATTCATTCACGAGTTGTACGATAAAGGACGGATCTAAGTAATGCCTTGACAACAACAAAAACAATAATCCCCTGCCAAGCGAATTGGTAGGGGATTATCTCTTTTAGAACTGATTTTGGAGTTTGGAATTTACCTGCTCGTCTTTATTGTTCAATTCTCGCTCTTGTTTTTCCCTTTCTGCTTTTTCTTTTCCTATCTTAATTTTCTGTATTTTATTTTTGTATGCCATATACTGATAGTATATTGTACTATCAGTCATTGATATACAGTAGATAGAGGAGTTATTGAATCTTTTATCTCTGTTTGTATACCTATATTTATCAATTCCAACCAAGTATTTTTTTGTATTATTTTTACTGTAAAATTCCAAAGCCCCATTTTTGTAGTTATAAGTACACATGCTCGAATACTGTTCGTCAGAACTCATGTCGGGCTCTCTTAAATCTAATAAATCCTTTGCCGCCTTTATATCACACCCTATTCTCTTGAGGTAAATGTTCTGTATAAATTCGTAGGTGTCTTCATTATCTGTTTCTATCAGAATGTTGTATACACGCCCCTTAAAAGTTGATACTGTATAGTGGACATTATCGTCTTTATTCATCTTCCCTTGATTAGAAAAGCAGACACATGTCGTATCTTCTTTTCTTGTATTATAGCTCTTGCTTCCATACATACTACTTATGCGTATGTTTTTGAATGACAGGTTAATATCTTCATTACCTATACTATCTACCCATTGCTTGTAGGCATCATATTCCGAGTTCGCACCCCCATCATTGCAAGAAGCGAACACCAGCATCATTAATAAAATAAACAGATTCCGTTTCATAGCTTTACTGTTTTAGAGTCCACTGCAAAGATAGACAATTATAGCAAGATAAACAAATAAACAAGCAGAAAAAAAATACGGGCGACACCATTTTTTTTGATGCCGCCCGAACTTACTATCTCACTTTTGTACTAACCATCTTCGTGTCATTGGTCACAGCTCTGAACAGATAAAGGATTTCGTCACAGCTTGTGCCGATCTTCTCCGCCGCCTCAGCGTTTCTTAACGTGTTCGCCGCTATCTGAGACTGGTACTGCACTTGGGACTGCGCCATGAGCGTCATACCGTCCATATACTCAATAGTCTTGCCACTTTGCAACTGTCGTATCACGCTGACATCGGCACGGATAGCGTTTAGATAGCTTGCGAGTAGGTCTGCCGTCTGCTCTGTGATACCCTTTATAGATGAGCTCGTACTTGAAGAGTCATTGTTTAAGAGGGTATTATTCGATTTTTCAGCAATAGCCTCCATCTGGTCAAAGAGAACCTTTGAAGCTTCCATGCCGTTATATATATACCCGTCCTTACCAAGAGCCTCACTGATGTCAGACATCCATTGCTCCTTGTTGCTGTCAGGATGCGACGCATCAAAGCTACCCTTATGAACAACTCCATTTGCGTCTGTGTACCCGAACAACTGATTCCTCAGTTTGTCGAATAACGGTTGCATAACTCCCAAGCTTATCATTTGCTTGGTAAGGCTCTGTAGTATGGAGGTTACGCTATTCTTGAAGGCTTCTGCCGCATTGTCTCCATTCTCAAAGGCTGTCATCAATGCGTCGCTGAGCTGGTCGGCCCATGATTTCAAGTCTATACTGTACAGATTCTTTGCGATGTCCTCCGAGAAATATTTGATTTGGTCATCAAGCTCAGCTATCTTAGACTTGTATTCTTCGAGAGCGGAATTGGACTTCTTCTTCTTATCGTTCTCAGCATTATACATATCAGCGTAGTCTTTCCTTTTCTGCAAAAGGAGATTGTACTGCTGCTGATAGCCAGTTATGTCTCCGCCTCCTGCTGCAGCGTAATACTGCCTCATGGCCCCAAGAGCCGCTCCGCTGACATTCGTTCCACCCGTGTTGTACATCTTCTGATATGAACGGATGACATCACCATAGTCATATCCCAAAGTTCTTTCTTGTGCCTTGGATATAACCTGAGTATAGCTCTCTATCTTCGATACATCCTCCTGCATCTTCTCTATCTTCCGCTGAAGTCTCTTGTCATGCGCCTGTGCTATGCCACCAACAAGGCCGAGAGCGGCTCCTGCTGCCATTCCATAAGGGCCAAGAGCAGACAAGGAAGATGCTCCACTGAGCATTCCGCTCATTACGCCACCTGCATCAGACAACGCTTGTCCCATTCCCGTATCACCAAGACCAAGTTTGTCAAAGGTGTCCGATAACAGATTCACGGCTTGCGACCCTGCGCTGAGAGCACCGATGAATTTCCCCATTGCGTTTTGCACGGCTTCACTGGACTTTTCCCAAAAGCCGAACGGATCGTTCACGTTCTTGGCAAATTCCGAAGAGGCTTGCTTCCCTGCCTTTTCCCGTTGCCCCGTATTCATGTCAGACCATTTGTTCACATTCCTCTGCGCTCTTGCGGCAGCGGCTATCTCAGACTTACCGCCAACTCCTGCAAGCACATTGTCAAGAGCCTGCACAAGCCTCTGTAGAACTGCTATAAGGTTGGTATCCTGCTCTCCCTTATCCAATGATTGCTGTTCTGCAAGTTGTGTCACTGCGGCATTTCGCATTCCCTGCAAGTCCTGCGTGTGTTTTGCCGGGTCGAAGAACAATCCGCCCATAAACGACATCTGCCCCACGAGGCTGTTACCCGAAGACTTTAAGGATTCACGCATGGCTTTCTGCGCCTTGTCAACCTCCGTGTTCCTCCTCGTCTCATCAATGAATCCGTTCAAGAAAGCATCGTTAAACGCTGAGATGTAAGTGTGTGCGAGCTGTCTTACCTTTGAACTCTGCATGGTTGTTGGAGCATTTAGCATACGCTGCATTTCCCCATCGTACTGTAACCATGCAATGCCATTCTTATTACTTGGGTCATACAAAGCAGAGTTCTTACGATGAAGCATAGCTCTATTCTCCTTGCTCCCGTTCACGTAGTACATGTTCCCGTTCTCATCGAAAGCCTGACGGTCTATGTTCTTCTCGTTCTGCTCAAACTGCGTCTGCGCTTTCTGCCTACGCTCCTTGAACGTGTTTGACGAATTGTACAGTTCTACGGCTGTTTCATTTGCAGCTTTCACCATGTTCTTCATGGCCGAATTGAACTGCTCGACAATGGAAACGATAGCGTCCACATGGTTCAGCATCTTGCTTGTGCGCTCCACAAACTCCTTATCACTCTCACCTTCCTTCCTTGGGAGGTTTTTCCGCAATATTCCGGAAACTCGTGACTTAAGGTTGTCACCTGTGAGGTTATACAGCTCGCCCATATCTTCAGTCGAGAACATTTGCTCTCCTATCTCGGATAGCTTGCTCGACATGATGCTGTACAGATTGTTCATGTTCTCTGTCCAATCGAATCCTTTGGCTCGGCTGTCAACATTATATCTGAACCTTGACAACTCCTTGGCGAAGTCTTCGTCTCCAGTCTTGTCTCTGACGCTCTTGAACGTTTCGTAGGCGTTGGACATCAACTCTGTGAACCGTTTGATGCTGTCAGCGAACTCTTTCAACCTCTTGTCGGCCTCCTTGGTGTCGAGTTGGTTGATTTGGCTCTCCACATTGGCGAGCATGGAGTTCTTCTGTTCCTTGCCGTTCTGTGTCCGTGGCTTCCATTTCCCTATGATGTCCTGCTCTTTCACGAGGACATCCCTTAGAGCAGTCAACGAGTCGAGATTCTTGAAATCATCAGCGTTAATGCTGCCTTTGACATACTCACCTTTATTGAGCGCACTTTCCATACGCTCACGCACTTGGGCGATGGCATAATCCTTGTCCTTGTATCTGTTATACCATTCCTCGTACATCTGACGGGCTTTCCCAAGGGCGTTGATGCGGTCGTTGAATTGCTTGATGTCGTTTCTGTCGGCTTTCTCTGCTGCGGCCTCTGCCTTGCGCTTCGCCTCCTCTGCCTTGCGCTTGGCAGCGTCATTCTCTTTTTGCTCTTTGTCAAGCCCTTTCTTGTCAGTTGTACTTACCCCCTGGTCATCCAAGTAATCCTTTTCTGACAGCATGGCCTTATAAATGTTTCTGAGGTCATGCAATCTGTTTATCTCTTCCATGACATCTTTGTTTTTCCCTGGGTTCATCTTCCACAAAGAAGCCAAAAGAGGATTGATTACATGGTTGATGGCATACGCTATTTGCTTACGTGCGTCTTTGGCATCCACGTCAACTGAAACATCCACTTTAAACTTGGTCTTGAAGTGTTGTTCGTAATTGAAAGCCTTGGCCGCCTTGTCGTGGAGGTCTTTGCGAACCTTGTCGATATACGACGACCAGTCTTCCCCTTGATCCCACTTAATACCAAGCTTGAATTTTAAGGCACGACGTTGCCACGGCTCTGTAGCAGCCATAGCCCGGCCCAAGTTATTGGCTGCTTCTGTGACAATTTTAATTATCTCCTCGTTGGAAAGTCCGTATAGTCTGGCTTTGGTTTCAAGACCGATATGAGAGGAAGAGAATGAATTCTTTGCTCTGCTTACAGCAGCTTTAACGGCTTTATTCACTTCCGATTGGGGCATCGTGGCATCGATTTGTCCTTCAAGAAGTTTTGCGACATCACCACCAACGGATTTGGTAATGACTTGCTTTATAAAGCCTTGAATATTCTTTCTACTCTCACCTGCTGCCTGCATGGACTCGATAAGCTCGGTAAGGAATTCGTCTGTAAGCTGGTCTATGGTCGCCTTGTCTGCTATCTTTGACTGCGACAACATCTGGTTCATAATGTCAGAGAAGTGAATTGACATCGCGTCAACATTATCTCCGTAGGAATTTATGAAAATGGAAGCAAGCTTATCGGCAAAGGGTTTCATGCCCTCTTCAACTTCTTTGTAATTTTTTGAGGCGTAACCAATAGCAGTCTTGCCCAAAGCACTACCACCTCTAAGTCCAAAGTTTATGTAAACACGCTTTCTGGACTCAGCATCTTTCATAGCCTCACCAATTTCCTTGGCATAAGCGTATATAGATTGGCGTTCCTTGTCGGACATCTTTTTCCATACGTCATCATCATAATACGCTTTTTCGATGTACTCTTTCCTATCTTTGGCATAGTCATTTAAATTCGTTTTCAAGTTCTCAGAGTAGATGACCCCCAAGCCGCTCCTACGAGAGGAAAACCATCCGCCACCCTCATTCATAGCGTCCTCGAACATACCCGCCGTATTCTGTTCAACATCCTTTACCTTTTGCAGAGTCTTGAATTTTTTGAACATTTCTTGGAGCTGATTCATCTGAGAATTAGCTTTCATCACGTCGAAGTAGTCTCCCTCATACATGGGCGACTGATTTTCGAGCTTCTTTTTCAAATCATCAAAGACATCAGAAACACCCTGAGCTTCAGCCTTTGCCTTGAACAATGCTGTATCCGAAGCCTTATTCGACATGCTGAGTCTATATAAGTCATCGTACTGCTCCACAGTTTCCTTGATGCCCGCAGCGTCCGTTTTTGCATTGTCTCTGATTGTATTCGCAAAGTCAGCGGCATCAGCCTCCATCTGCTTTGTCTTTTCATGCAATGCGGTAATAGCGGCAATGGCCGTAAAGATGCCCATCTGAGGCAACATGGCCGCAATGCTTGCCACAAAACCCCTCACAGCAAGCCTTGCCAACAGCAATTGCCGTCTTATGCCTTTCAGTCCTACGAGATATTTTGCCTGAGCCTCCGCGACACCCGTCTGTGTGAGTATTTCGACCTTTTGAGCGTCCGTAAGCTTTGAAGTGAGCGCAATCCGCTGCTTCATGGAGTTGGTAAGCTCCTTGTTATTCATTATCTCTTTCTTGGCAGCTTCCTGCGCCCTCGATATTTGCGCAGAGGTATTCACTTTAGTCGGAGTATATCCAGCAGATCCACCTCTGAAAGAACCATATTTGGAAACACCATATCCGTTAAGAAAGTCGGTTATTCCGGCCTCGCGCTTAATCTGTGCGATAGTCTTGCTTACAGCCAAGCCCTGTGGTAGCATGAACTTACCCAACGCCATCTGTCGTGCTTTGAGTATACCGTAGGCAAAAGCAACACCTTTGATAGCGTTGGCGTATTTCGCCCAATTCTCCGTGGCATTGTTTACCATGTTCACGAATCCCATGAGGAGTCCCTTGTTCGATTCGCCTATCTCGCTCATCATAATGCGGTAGTTGTTCTTCAAGTTGCGCAACTTACCGCCAAGTGTGTCGAATTGGCGCTCCTGCATGTTATAGAACTTTCCTCCCGGCTGATCAAGGCCGAGGATTACGGACTGAACATCCTCGAATGGGATAGCACGGTCACGCATCTTCTTGAAGATGTCCTTGCGAGTCACGAAGTTGGCACTAATACCATTGGCTTGGTCTTCCTTGGCTCTCTTGTTATAATAATCGGTCAACCCACCCACAAGGTCGATACCAGCGGTCTCAAACTGTCTGTTCTGAATACCAGACAGATAACCATACGACTTTGTATGACCATAAGCGAGGATAAGTCGGCTCACGTCCACATCAAGACCTGCGCCAATGTCAGACAGTGCTTTCATGGTGCCGTACAAGTCCTTGCCTTCAACGCCGAATGCGGCCAACTGCCTGTGTGACTTTAACAAGTCCTCAAATGTATATGGAGACTGTTGGGACAAGTCACGTATCTGTGAATACATAGTAGAGGCCGCTGTGCCACTGTCAAGAATAACCTCAAGGGATTTCTTCTGAAGCTCCAACTCTCCCGTTATATTAGCCATCTCTGTCAGGAACTGCTGTGCGCCATAAACGGAGAAGTATTGGTACATCAGTGACTTCAAGTCTGAGAATGCCTGAGACTGACCTTGGGCTGCTCCAGTAGCCTTCTGAAAAGCGGACGCAAGACGTTCTTGTTCCGCTGTGAGTTGCGAGGTCGCCGCCTTTGCCTCTGATAATTTCGCGCCCAATGCGGATGCGGACACCTCGGCGTTACTTGATGCATTCACGTAGCCTTGGCTGAACCTCAGTTCTCTTGCGATAACACCATTGGCACCCGTACCTCCAGCATCCACAATCCCCTTCGCCTTCTCTCTGAACTTGTCAAGTTCCGCAATTGCTTTCTCAAGGTCTGAGGTATCGAGGTTGAACTTACTGGCTTGAGTGAGGAGTTTCTGGTACTTTGTGAGCTTGTTCACGATACCGGCATAGAGCTCGTTGGCCTCTTTCAAGCGAAGTTTTTCCTCGGTCATGCCGCCATTCTTATCTGCAAGTCTGTTCTGTGCCGACGCAAGTTTCTCCACTTGTGACCAAGCAGAGTGATAGGCGTAGCTCAGTTTGTTGACCTCAGTGGTAATTTCGGTCACAAAACCCTTCTGATTGAGCATTTCGGGGTGCTTGATAGCTGCTTGAACCTTATCAAATAATTCATATAGCCCAGTAGTTAAATATCCGTCTTCACTAAATCCATTCTTATTTAAGAAGCCAATTAATTGGTCTTTGGTGATATTTTTATATCTTTCTAAGACATTATTAAAGCGGTTTTCCATATCACTACCGCCCATCATCGAATCCAGCGTCTTGGAGTAGAAATTCATCTTTCTAAGACTGCTCATTAACTGCTCCTGAGCGTTGGTGGCTTTCTGTATGTCTTGTATCAGCTTTGTGAAGCCGCTGTCAAGCTTCGCTGCGGCATCTATTGCGCTAAGGCCGGAAAGAGAAGCCTTAAAGCCTTGTAGCTTTTGCTTCAACTGCTCCAGCTCCTGCACCCTGCCTTGTCCATTGCTTCTCCCTATAACAGAATCGAGACGAGCCATAGACTCGGCTATCTTCTCATTGGCTACGTTCAGTTTAGGGACGGCTGCTTCCAACTTGTTGGCAAACTGTGTGAAGTTCTGATTGCCACCAAGACCACGGATGAAATCAACTCCAAGAGGGGACTTGTTACCTATCTCACGGGCGAGGCCAAGGATGTTCGCAATATCCTCCTTTGTGCCTTTACTTGCGGCTGCGGCGGTCTTGAATTTCTCTATAAGGCCGTTCAATTCTTCGGACGTTCCCCTGAACATAGTCCCCTTTTGTCCAAGAATATCAGGATTTTGTTGAACCTTTAAGATAGCGTCCCTAAGCCTATTAAGATTGTCTATGTATGCCTGTATCTTATCTGTTTCTCCACCATTTTTGGCAATCCTCGTCTTGTCGCTCTCTGCTTTGGCTATGGCATTGTCAAGCCTCATAAGGGCGTGTTCGAGCTTGTTGACGTTGTTGATATACTGCCTCATGCCCTCGGCTGCGTCTTTCTGCGCATCGCCGGTGGTCTTGGAATTGACGCTGTTCTCAACGTTCTTTACCTGCTTTACAGACTCCAACAAATCCTTGGAACTTGCGGCCAACTGTTGCATCACCTCTTGGTACTTACCGCTTGAAGCGGACAGTTTCTCCACCAAGTCGGCAAAAGGCTGCATGGCTTGTGTGAATGCGGTCAGCGATTGTACGAAGGCAGTATTGTCAATACCCTTGCCCATGTTGGCGGTAAGGTCTGCTATGGATGTCTTGATACGCCCGATGCTACGCTCCACGTTCTCCGCAAACTCGGTGAGCTTGGTGGTCTGCTTTGTGAAGTCGAACTCCATCTGCTTGGGCTGTGCGGACTGTACTTTTTTCTGAGACGCAGCTAACTTTTCATTCGTCTCTGCTACTATTTTGATAGCCTCAGCCTGCGCCTTAGTCTGCGCCTCTAATTTCTTTCCTGCCTCAACGGACTCGTTCTGTGCCTTAGTGATATTCAACATGCCTTTCTGCAACTCCGCCACAAGCTGCGTGAGGCTGTCACTAACACCAATCTTTATCTCCTTGCCGTTTGCGATACTCAACAGCTTGTTCAGCTCCTTAGTATAGTGCTTTATCTGAGTCTCCAAACTGTTGCTTATCTGCATCTGAAATGTAAGTGGGTTCATATCTAATCCTTCCTTTTGTTGTCCTTACTGTTGTTGTCAACAAGCGCATCTGCTCCCTTACCCAAGAAGTCGGACAGCTTAACGCCCTTGCCTTGTCTCTTTTTAGCCTTCCATCGCTCTACAACCTCCCTCATGTGCTCCGGGGTCTTCTTCTCAGCCTCTATCTTCTCATCACTCTTCTTGTACACCGTCAGAGGCTCGTCAATCATCATCAGTTGTACCTGAACCGCCGTATATCCCCACAGGTAAGGCCATTCCTTGACCTCTATGAGTCCGAAGAGGAAGTATCGGCTTGTGTGGAGCCATTGGAGTCTTTTCCTGTCTGAGAATCTTGCGCCGAACGGAGTTCTTGAAGGGTATGTTCTGCTTCCCTCATCGTCATGTTCATCAGCGTACCCTTTGCCTCTGTCAAGCACATGGTAGTACCCAAGAACTGAACCCACGGAACTTTTTTTTTGCCCTCATTGAGCAATTCGTGAAGCTGAGCGTCGCTGTATTCCTTGACATAGTAGAACCACCGCCATAGGAACCAATAGCACAGTTTCAACTTAATCCAGCTGTTGAGGATGAAGATTGCAGCCGCCTTGCACGCAAGCTTGTTGTCCGACAGCACCTCCCTAAGAATGTCGTTCTTGTCCCCGTCTTTCGGGTCTTGATCGTCGGTGTCTGCCTTGTGAAGCAACAGCCTTGACAGCTTGACCATCTGGCCGTTTCTCAGCCATCGTATCTTATACTTCTTGTTTGTTCCCTCAATTCTGACAACCGTGGCATCATTGTCCCTCGCGGAGATGTATTCCCTCTGTTGTCCCTCTGTGGGCTGCTTGATTTCCGGCTCTTTTCCTATTTCTGACATATCATCTTGTTTTTACGCACATCCCTCAACGAAAAGAGGGCGTGGGGCTACCAAGAACCTCCGCCCTCTCCGTGAGTGATATGCCTGAATGAATCTTTTTACCTTGTACCTCTTTATGCACTGGCTGTTGCGGGCTCCAGAATAGCCATGCTTGCGGGGTCGCCGCCATTTGCCAAAGACCCACTCACCTTGACATACAGAGGCTTGTTGCTGTCGTCGTTCATAACAGTAGCGTACAACTTTGTGTCCTTGATGAACACGGCGCTTGCGCCGTCCTCGGAAACACCGATAATGCCAAGGTGGATAGCCTTCTGAGTCTGTGCGAAGCTCTTGCCCTTTAACGAGGCCTTTGCGCTGTCGCCAGTAATATCACCTGCGCCCTTGACTTCGAGGTCATTCTGCTTGAAGCCCAAGCTTTCCAACACGTTCGTCTCGTAGGTGGGGACATTGAACTCAATAGAGCTGTCGCCCGGTGTCATGCTTGATGCCCAGTCTGCGGTCTGACCGTACACGTGGAAGTGGTTGACACTTGGAGTACCGCCGTTGTAGTTGAAACTGCCCTGCTCAACAGGATAGTTGAGAATCTTAGCCACTTTGGTCAGGTCAACGGCACCCGCTGTGACGGTGAAACCTCCTACTACTGCGTAGATCTCGGAGATGCCCATGTGCACCTTACCAGCTGCGTCTGCTTTCTTTACAATTGTTGCTGCCATAATTCTATAGAATTAAATGTTAAACATTTTTGATATAAATCCTAAAACTTATCCTTGAACACTGATAGCCGTATTGGTCTACTCCCATATATTGCATGTCTGGGTGCATACACGAAAAGCCTTTACCCTTTATCGGAAACAGCTTCCGAACTCCCTCGGACAGTGCAGTGAGGTCTCCTATATTTGGAGTGTTGTTCGTTTTTGCCTTCGAGAACACATAGATGATACCACTCGTGCTTGTCTGCTCGTCGGAATACCCCGTGAGCTGTCTGCGGAACATGGTTGGCAGGTCGATGACTGCGAAATGCTTTACTTCCTCATTGAAGGCGTTTGGCCTTGTGAGATAGTAGTAACTCCCGACAGTAGGCTTGATTGTCTCGCCTATTGTGAAGAGTATGTTTTGTGTCATTGTCATGTCTGCCATAGCGTATTAAATTTAGAATGGGACATCATCTGTCGGTGAACCTCCGAATGGGTCGTCCTGTGAACTCTGAGGCTGTGCAGGCGTGTCATAAGGCACGAATGTGATATTTGTACCCAAGCCCGGCTGTACACGGAAACCATCCCGACCCATTTGGTCAAGGATGAAATCCCTGTTGTACAGTATTTCCTCTTTATTCAAGCCTACACCCTCTTTGTATGCTGTATTCTTAGCGAATATCTCGTCCCAAATATCCGTACTCAACCCGGAGTTTACCGATTTGATTTCACTGTCAAATATGAAGAATTTTCTTATCTGCTCTACCTTGGAAGTGTACTCGTCCTCTACGAGTGCGAGACCCGTTGAGGCTCTGTATTTTTCCATCTCCTCAGCATACTCCACGGGATAGCCCAATGCTATCACGTACCCTTTCCTTATGTGGGGTTTGAAGTTGGAAATGAAATCCATTGCGTCCTGCATACCTTGTTTGGAGGTGTTCGTCCTGATGCCTGCCAAGAACGTCGATGAAGCGTCACTCCAATCAGGTCCGTTCACGCCTTTCGGATAACCGTCCGTTGTGTTCATCTTGTCACGGAACTTCTCACCGAATACATAACGTCTGAGAGAGCCGTCTTTCTTGGCTGTCATCTTACCCATAATGGGAGGTTTGCCTACTAACTTGCTCCCAAGCAAAATGGATATGTTGACTCCGTTTTTCCACACTCCGCATACAATGGAGTTAATGAAGTTTCCCGTATAGTTGTGACCAATGTCGTTTGCCACAAGCTGCTCGCGGTAATAGAGGGCACGTTGTAGCACTTGCCTTGCGAGGGTGATGCACTTTGTCCTCACCTCACTGTCTACCTGCTTCTTCCAAGCCGTCATTATGTCCTCTACCTGCCCCATCAGCTGTCGTACCTAAAGAGTATGTCCGTTCCCAAGTTGTTCGGCCGGAAATCTATGACTGTTCCCCATTCCTTGAACGCACCTTTGTTGACCTCGACAAAATCCCCCTTCTTTGGAGCGTTGTCCTCTGTCCACTCGTCCTGTTTCATAGGCAAGGCGAGGTCGCGGAGTGCCGTGATAACTTCTCCCTTGTCTGACGTGGTGTCGTGGTCGTAGCTCCTGCATTTCCCCTCATACAGCACTTTCTCCGTGGTCTGTGTGGTATCATCCTCGTCCACGTTAGGATCGTCGGATGCAGACGTCGTTACGGTCATCTTTCGATAGACCTTGCATGTATGTGGAAATCTTGGGTTGTTTATCTTAGTCATAACGCTTAGTAATGAAGTGAACCATAGTTTCTTACATCATGGAATCCGCTTCCTTTGAAGCCCCATTGAGAGTTGGCTACGGCCGTCAAGCCCCATTTCTTGCGGAGCTCGTTGGCCATAGATAGATAACGGTTGGCGGCAAGGGCAGACATCTGCTCTCCTCCCTCCTTGTGACTCCATCGTCCGTCAGCGTCTTCGATGCTTTGTGAACGGGTGGGAGAGCCGGCAATCCAAATGAAGATGGATGCCAAGGCGAGGTCTTTCTGCTTGTCGGTAGCATCCATTGCCGCTGTACCGGGTTCAACCTGTGCGTCAACGAGTGCCGACATCATTGCATCATCAGTAATGTCGATATTCCTCACCTTCCCCCTAAGATAGGATTCTATAGTGAATGTCTGCTCTTGCTCTGCCATAACTATCAGTGTTATATGTTACTTACTTGTCTGCCTGCACCTTCAAGATTGAGAGGTCGTGGGTGTTGCGGAACACAGGGCCAGCCTGCAAGCCGAAGTCCACGATGTTCTTGATAGGACGCTCCTGCCATGTCGACAGCACTGCAATTCTGTCCTCAACGAAAGAGTACAGAGCGGTGTTTGCGGTAGGACCAGCCTTCAGACGGTCACGGTAGATGGAGTTCGTGCACTTGATGGTGAAAGGCTTGAACTGGCTGTTTGCGGCCACCATAACCTTCGGGTCAAATGCGGGCTCGTCCAGCTGAGGTTTGCCGTCTTCCTCGTGACGGGTCTTGAAGTCGATGACATCGAACAGCCAAATGTTAAGACCGTGGATGATAGCGAGCTCCTCGTCCTGCGTAAGCAGTAAGCTGCCCTGCAACGATGTGTTGACGTTACGGAACTCAGCACGTGCCATACAAGCGGAAATCACCTTCGGATGGGCAAGAAGCTTGTCAAGCAGCGTCTTGCTGATCTTCCAATGGTCTACGGCGAGCTGCAAGCCGTCAGTCAGATACTTCTGCATGTCCACGATGTCCTTGACAGGATCAGCGGCTTCATTTGCAGAACCGTCCTTGTTGAACCACATGGTTGTGACATCGAGCTTGTGACCTTTCTCCAACGGGAACTGGAAGTCATACTTGCCACCGTCAACAGATGCCTCGTGGATCTCTGCGGTAGAGAGTGCGCTCAGCACCATGTGAGACAGCTCGTTATGAATACCGCCAAGCATGTTTGAGGAGTTCTGAATAAGACTGTCTACCATAAGGTTCTCGAACGGAGTACCCTCAAGCTTTGAACGCTTGCGGAGCATCTTGAAATCGTCCTGATCAATGCTGAAAGAGTGACCGAACTCAGGAACGGAACCCTTGTAGACATTCCATCCTTCAGTGCTTCTCTGAGGCTTGTTGCCGTCAGGGCCAAGGATAGACGCACGCACGAGAATCGGGGTCTCCTTCATACCCTGTACCCACTCGGTGTCATCGGTAGGCATACCCCAGTCAGCGTAGCGACGCCAGATAGCCTCATTGTATTTCTGATTAGCCGTGTTCAGGAGGACACCGAAAGAATCGGCTCCAAGGAACTGGCTAATGTCATAAGAATAAAGTGTGTTGCTTCTCATAAATCAGTCCTCCTTTTTTATTTGCGGTTAGAAAAATAGAATGCGCATCCAGCCTCACGAAGCTGTGTCTTGATGTCGTCAGTGATCGGGAACGTCCTGCGTGCGAGCACGGGATACTCACAGAACCATACTGCGTCGCCGAGACATGCCGTAGCATACGGGTCGAGGCAGATGTCACAATAGAGCAGGGCATTGGCCTTTACACCTGCCTTACCTACGCTCTTCGGATAGAGTGTGAGAATCGCACCTTCCTTTGCTGCTGCGGGAGCTGCGCTGAATGTTACTTTGTAGGTGTCGTCTGCATCCTCTACGGCGGTGACAGTCTCGCCCGTCGGAGCAATCATACCAACCTTTACGGGTACTCCCCACTCGGACTTTGCAACGGTGACTACTGCGCCTGCAACACTCTTTACTGCAATAGTGTAGATAGGAGTGATGGTACGCTTGTCCTCGTCAACGCTGACAGGTGCGCCTGCGGGAAGCACGTTTCCGGGAAGCGGAAGGTCTTCAAGATTGAAGCTGAATCCGCCTACCAGCATGTAAGGCTTTCCTTCAAAAACCTTACGCACACCGCCGTACTTCTTGGAGTACTTGACGGTCTGGTTAAATTCTGTACCTTGAATCATACTTCTGTTGAATTAAAATTGTGAACTATTTAAAACTCTTCCGCAGGGCCTCTGCGTCGTTAGCTTCTTTCTTAGCCTCTTCTGCACGCTGTTTGATATAGTCATCGACAAGGCTCTTGCCCGTGCCGCCGGAACCGCTGCCGCCAAACGGCTTGCCGCCGTCTCCGTAGAAGTCCTTGACCATACTCATGTAATCCTTCTCAGCCTGCATCTTCAGCATATCAATATCGGGGTTCTCGCCAATCTGCAAGTTTCTCACAGTATGGCTTAGTGCGGCCTCGTATGTAGCGTTCTTGCCTCTGAGATACTCGGTTATCTGGCTTCTTATTCCTTTTTCCAAAGCCTCGCGCTGTTGTTTGTTGTAAGTCTCGACAAAGCCGTTCATGGACTTGCTAAGTTTGCCGATTGCGCCGTCATCTGCGAGAAGCTGTTTGTTGTTCTCCGCCAACAGGTTCTTTACCTGCTCCAAGATGTCGTCGTTAGTCTTGCCGCTGTCTCCCTTGCCCTTCGCAGGCTCAGGATTGTTTTTCTTTTGTGCGGCCTCCCACTCGGCCTTTGCGTTCTTGACAGCCTCGGCAATGGCGTTCTTCTGTACCTCTGCCTGCTCTGTCGTCCATGTCTCCTTGCCTTTAGCAATTCCGTCTGCTACGTCGTGTCGATACTGGCCGACAAGTGAGCTGAGCATTTGAACAGGCACTTTCCATGTATCGTCTGTAACCTTGTCGTCGTCTGCGAACATTGGAAGTGCAGCCGTAGCGATCTCATCATAACTTCTATCGGAAACAGCAGCCGCATTATCTCCGAGTCTGCTTCTTAAACCCTCAATAAGAGATTCTTTCTCCATTACTATAAAATTTAGATTGTTTATGACAAGTTTTTCTTGTCTATTTAATTGCAAATATACAGAAGTTCATAAAAAACAAAAAAATATTTACCTAAAAACAATCGGTTTTCTGTAAAATTTTACTTTTACGGGTTGATTATTAGTATATTTGCGGTTGTTTATATAATGTATTTATGGTAAATTTAACTGGATTAATAACGCCAAGCGGAAAACCCATAATGGCGTGCGAAGCCGCAGAGAAACTGCGAGGAAAGTTTTCATCCAATAGAAGTGCTGTAAACTTCATCGCTCAGGAAGGACCACAGGAACAAGGTCTGTCTTCTAACGTAGACATCCTTATCACGGGAGGAAACCGTGGTGGAGGTAAGGCAAACAGCTATGCAACACCAGTGGTCACACCGAATGGCTTCAAGCTCATGGGCGATCTGGAGATCGGGGACAAGGTGGTTACGCCTTGGGATGGCATTCAGAAGGTGACAAACATCTACGAACAAGGAGTGCAACGATGTTATGTGTTCCACTTTGACGACGGCACAACATCCACCGTCATGCCAGAGCACAGATTCCTTGTCGGGAAACCCGGATGCGAGGAATACACCGTTATGACGGCAAAAGAAATTCTCAATCACTACAAATTGGGCGGGCAGGGTATGTACGCTCTGCGCGAGGGAGAGACCGAGTTCTACGAGATTCCACTGCCGCCTCCTGTGAATTTCGAGAACGGTATCACTATGGAGAAACTCCCAATACACCCGCATGTACTTGGAATGGCTTCGGCTTTCGGATATTATGAGTTTTCCAAGTATGGCCTCGGGATGGGAAGGTACGACCGAACCATGTACAAGCATTTGTATGCTATGGGACTGTTTTTTAAAATCGTTGGAAAGCATGGTTACGCCACTGGCATACCAGACGATGCAAGAAAGAAGATTACATCAAGGAGAACCAAAATTCCAGCGTTCATACCCGACGAGTATATGTATGCGGATGTCGAGAGCAGAATCTCCTTTGTTCAAGGCGTATTCTACATGAACGCACATTCCATGCGGTCGCACCAATGTGGTTCCATCCTCTATATAAAATTGCCAAACAAGAAATATATAAACCAACTCGCGCAGATGTGCAGGAGTCTCGGGTGGTGGGCAAACGTTATAGAGGAGAGGGATGCGCTGGACGGGCAGTCGTATTGGAAAATGGTTCTGAAAGCAACTGACGAGAGAATACCAGGAAGGTGCGTTGTGAAAGCCAAGTTCGCCAACCTTAAGCTTATAGCTCCTACCCCACAGTCAAAGGATGATATTCATGGACTTCGGAAGAAGATCGTCCGCATCAATGGAGCTTCGGAGAACTTGAAGTGCAGATGTATCACAGTCAGTGGGAATGACCATCTATATATGACGGACGGGTACACTATCAACCACAATACCTTTCAGCTGTTGATGGGAGCCTTGTATGACATTGACAAGAGCCGTTTCAATGCTATCATCTTCCGTAAGGAAAAGGACGACCTCACGAATATCATCAGAGACTCACAAGCTCTTTACAAGGGAGAGGGAGCTTATAACCGCTCTAAGGACGATATGACATGGTACTTCAACAGTGGGGCAACTCTGTCTCTCACATACTATGCCGGGGCATACAAGGATTTTATTGACCGATTCCAAGGCCGTCAGTATGCGTACCTCGGCATTGACGAGATAACGCAGATAGACTACCCGAAGTTCAAGTACCTGCAATCCATAAACCGTAATGCTTGCGGCATAAAGAACAGGATAATAGGCACATGTAACCCAGATCCTAACTCATGGGTTAGGACATTCATAGGGTGGTGGATAGGCGATGACGGCTACCCCATCCCAGAACGTGACGGCAAGGTAAGATACGTTTACATGAAAGGAGAGGACGTGAACGAAGCCGTGTGGGGTGATACACGGGAAGAGGTTTATGAGCAGTGCAAAGACGAGATAGACAGGCTGTGGGAGCACACATGGGGAAATGTCAATGACGCCCCGGCGGGATATACCCCGCAACGTATGTTCACAAAGTCAGTGACTTTCATTCGTGCTGAGCTCAAATACAACAAGATACTTGTCAAGAGTGACCCGTCATACTTCGCCAACCTTGCCCAACAGTCTGATGAGCAGAAAGCACGTGACCTTATGGGAAACTGGAATTTCATGTCGATGGGCGACGACATAATAAAGATGTCTGACTTGCAAGCTTGCTTCGACAATGCCCAACAGACTGACGACGGAGTAAGATACGCTTCATGCGACGTGGCTTTCACGGGAGGCGACAACTGTGTCTTATGGCTATGGATTGGACATCATGTACAGGACGTCTTTGTATGCAAGCTGAACTCTAAGGATACATGCTCGGCAATCAATGCCAAGCTCGAAGAATGGGGTGTTACCCAAAATCATTTCACCTATGACCTCAACGGTCTTGGACAGACTTTCAAGGGATTTTTCCCACATGCCATCCCGTTCAACAACATTGAGGCTGTGAAACCCAAATTCAAGAATATATACGACAATATCAAGAGCCAGTGCGCATATACTTTCGCCGAGGATATTCTTGAGCGTCGTATAAGTTTCAACAAGTCTATTCTCAGCAGGAAGTTCAGCGGAAAGCACTTCAAGAACAGAACGTTAGGTGATATTCTGATGATTGAGCGCAAGTGTATACGCCAAGATACCGACAAGCAAGACAAAGGATGGTGCCTGATAAAGAAAGCTCAAATGAAGACGCTTGTCGGTCACTCTCCAGACTTCTTTGAGAGTCTCTTGATGAGAAAGATATTCGACATTAAACAGCCAAAGATGGTAGTTCCCTCATGGGCTCATAATTTCTAAATCAATCATATCATGGCAGAATATATTCAGTCCATTTCGGCAGAGGACATCAATAAGAAAACGCCGACAAAGCGCTCACTGCGCACCAAGAAGCCTTTTGTCCGCATACTTCCATACGGACACTACGACCACGGAACAGTCACCGATGGCACCATACGAGAAGAAACTCCCGTGAAAGAGTTCATGCGTCGGAAAAGAGTCACACAGGAAGATTTTCTTCGTGAGCTCGATCCCGCAGGACATCTCATCAACGACAGAGAGTATTACCCAGACATTTGGCGACAGAATACGGATGAGTCAGACAAGGAGAACTTCGGAAAGTGGTTCTTGCAGGAGGTACCGAGATACGCATTTGCATTCCAACAGATCATCCTTCAAAAACAGCTTACCCACCTTTGTGGAAACGACATTCAGTTTGAATTGTCTGACAAAGAGGACAACGACGCGAACAACAACACTTTCAACGAGTTCAGACGCGGATGGGCAAAGAAGAACATGGAAGTGGCATGGTACAAGAGTGCCAAGTCTGTCAAAGCTACTGGAGACGGTGCTCTTATTGGATTCCTCGACAACGGAAAGTTCGGGTGGAAAATAGTTTCTTTCCTCGACGGAGACAGACTGTACCCTCACTATGACATGAGGACGGGACGGCTGATGTGCTTCGCTCGTGAGTTCACGGACATTGACGATACAACGCTTGCCTCTACTGATTACATCGAGGTATGGGACGATAAGTATTATTACAGGTTCTCTTCTTCCGCTGAGACATCCGCACCACTTTGGGACAGCGTGGATTCTCTTGTAAAGTCCAAGTTCGATACCGACGGGTATGTCTGTGAAGAAATGTCTCCCCATAACTACCCGTCTATCCCGGTGGCTTACAAGAGGGATGATAACGGGCCTTGTTGGACTGCCTCTGAGGAAAGCATAGAGAACTATGAGATGGCGTTCTCTCGTCTTGCTCAGTCCAACCATGACTTTGGCTTGCCAATCATGTATGTCAAGGGAGAGGGCTCTACTGAGTTGTCCAACGCTGACCTTACACACGCCTCAAAGATTTTCTTCCTGCCGTCTGACGGAGAAATCGGTTTCCTTAACCGTCAGGATGCGTCAGCCGCATACAACGCTGAGTTGGAGAAGTTGGAGGAACAGATTTACAAGCAGTCGTTTACCGTCAAGGCTCCTGAGCTCAAATCGGGTGACACACCGGGTGTGGCTATCAAGCTGATGTACTCAGATGCCTACGAGAAGGCTATGATAGACTCGCAGGAATATGATGCGTTCATTGACAAAGTGGTAGAAATCTTCCAATATGGATATGGTGTGGAGACGGGAAGACTTCTTGATTTCCAAAAGGTCAACATCAGCCACTATATCAAGCCATACGTCCATCAGAACGATCAGAATATTATAAACGACCTCTCGATGTCTATTCAGAACGGCTTCATCTCCAAGCAGACTGCCTCAGAGAAGAATCCGTATGCTATCCCGTCCGAGTGGACTCGTATCGTCAACGAGAAGAAAGAACAGGAGCAGATGGATTTGTTGCTGCAAGAGCAGAAGCTCAACGTACAGAATTCTGCCAATGTTGACATGCAGGGTCAGCTTATTGATATGCAGACGGATGCGAACATCAAGGCTGCTGAGGCGCAGGCCGACATCAATAACGACATTGACACAAAGAATACGAGCGGAAACAATGGAGACGAGGGTTCTGATGACGACAAGAAGAAAGTCAAAAAGGTTACTGTAAAGAAAGGTTCTGTGGCTACCGGTGGTCGTGGAGGAAGGCCGAATCTGTCAGGCAGAGTCTACACGGAGTCGAGAAATTGGTTGGGCCGCTCAAACTGGGATAAGTTTGATACTTATGGGAAATAACAAATGGCGCAAGATATTACATTAAAGCTCCCAAGCGGTATCAACGCACCCACACAAGATGACATAAACGCCGCAAAGGAGTATGTATTGGAGAGGTCGAGGGCAGAGATAGCTCTCGCCTCAGCCGTTGACGACATACTGAAAGAGTATGCCGAGAGAATGATACGTGTGTGCTACAAATACAACATAGACCCACAGAACTTCTCCTTTGGCGCAAATGACGCCATGAGGCAAGAAATATACGCTATTTTGGACGATTTGTTAGAGGAGCTGTTATCGCTCATCGAAGAAGATGCAGTGCCTCAGAATCGCAAAAACAAGCACTATGGGGCAATTATAAGTTGGTTGGCAACGCTCGGCACGCATAACAAAGACTTGAAATGGACTACACAGTATTACATATCAAGGTTCTCCAAAGACGTTGAGGCTCTCGTAGCGGCAATGAAGTATGCAGGATATGATGTGAACAAGGCTGTAAACCGCTCAAAGTCAATACTCCATACGTTGTACACCTCGCCAGAAGTATTGGCAGCAATGAAGTCGGGAAAGATGTTCAACGCTGAGGCCATTATAAGCGGAGGCACAAAATATGATCCATTCACCCACAAACCTTCTGTAGGACTGTCCAAATACGGGGCGACAAACCTTGTCACGATGGCACGCTCCACACTCGCAAAGGCGTGGATGGAAAGCGAGTTCATGGAGGCGGAGGATGAAGGCATGGGAGGCTACTATGTGTTCCGTGGCAGCTCATATCCATGCTCGCATATCTGCGACTTGGAGTGCGGTTGGTTCCATCCCATGAGCAGGGGTATGGTTCTTCCCAGGCATAGTTCGTGCCAATGTTGGGCTTTATACGTTAAGTCCGACAAAGGCAAGATAACAAATTACAGAAATTTAAATCTTTACATGTTATGAAAGAAATTTGGAAAGACATAGAAGGCTATGAAGGAGCTTATGAAGTAAGTAATTTAGGGCGTGTACATTCAATACCACATAGAACTTTGCGAGGAATAAGCGGAGTTGACCATATTCTTCCACAATATGACAACGGGCATGGATATATGGCCGTAGAATTATGGAAGGGGGATAAATCAAAAAGATGTTACGTACATCGTCTTGTAGCATCAGCTTTCATTCCAAATCCCAATAACTATCCACAAGTAAACCATAAGGATGAGGATAAAAGTAATAATAATGTCTCTAATCTCGAATGGTGTACTTGCAGTTACAACAACACTTACAACAACTTAAAAGAAAGAGCGCGGCAAACATACATCAAAAATGGGAACAGCACTCTTATTGACCTTTATACCAAGGATGGGAAATTTATAAAAACGTATGAAAGTGCAAACGAAGTAGGTAAAGATGGCTTTGTTAGACGCGCTGTTTATAACGTATGTTATCATCGCAACAGAACACATAAAGGCTATGTATTCTGCTTTCACGGGGAGAAGCCTATTAGTGGCTTTCAAAAACCCGACAAAACACCCAAGAAGGTATATAAATTTGATTCCGAAAAGAAATTAGTAAATGTATATCCTTCTGTCGCGCAAGCAGAGAAAGAAAATGGTTTCAGCAGGAATTACCTTTTCTCTACTTCTTCTATGTGGACAAAATCTCCACTCATAAACGGTTATTATTATTCAAGACAAAATTATATCATGTGATTATGGCAAATTCTATTTATACAAAGAAACTGAAGTCCGAGGCTGACAGCTACGGCATCGGAATAAACGAACTTGTGATGGCTGACCTTATGAGTATCGGCTATCAGAGACAGGACGCATTTTATGTGGCGTTCCCTGAGTATGCTTCCAAGTCCGTGTTGGAAGCCAACAATATTATGAGTTCAATAGCATCAGAGGACAAGTTTAAGTCCGTTGTCAAGGACAGGTCCAGAAGGCATAACGCTCCTTCTGACGCTGCTGTAGACGGAACGCTCATTGACAGCCAACAGGCGGCATTGGAGATACTACGTGTGGCACAGTCCCTGCCGGAGAACAGTAAGGAGCGTGGAGAGATGTTCGTGAAGTATTCTGAAATGCTCAGAAAGAACTCGGAGACGGTTGACACGGGAAATGACCACGTGAACTACTACATGCCGATAAGATGTACTGTCGAGTGCCCTCTGTACAAAGAATGGAGGAAGACGCACGACGATGACCTGTGACAATGAAAACGGGCTATGCTCACGCACGGCCCGCACAGGTGAAAATCTAATGTTCTAAATATATGAAGAATTTTACAAAGTATTCACCCACAAAGATAGTAAGTTATTTTGACTTTGCGCCATCATTTGCGTCTTTTTTCTCCATTTTTTGAAGCTCTTCGACCATATCGTGGAATGTCTCGTCGCGCTTCAAGGCTTCCTCGTCAGGATGCTGCTCCTCATTGAGCTTATCTTGCTCATATTCAGTAGCTATGCGCTCTCCAATCCATCGCACGTCATTGGCCACGGCATCATATAGCTTAAACTTGCTCCCGTCTTTCTCGACCTCGCCATTAGGATCGGCAAAAATCTGAGCAATACAGTTCACAAGATAATGATAGTCAGCTCTTGGAGTAAGCGTAGCGTTTAAGAAGTTGGCCAAGAGCATGTTCAACATGCGATCATCACCTTTTCGATAACTCTCATAGGCGTCCTCTATGAGATTATAGATAGGCATCGTGCATGGTATCGTAACGCTCCAAGACTGGCTTAGGCTTGACACCACAAGAGCCTCTATGGTCTCCTTGCTGCCAACACCCTTGCGTATCTTGTAAAGGCGGAAATTACCCACGCATACACCCTTACCGAAACCGATACCCTGATTGGGGGTAGCGGTTTCCTTGGTTTTCTTCTTACTCATGCTTATGCCTCCTTTCCTTTGATAGGAGCCTTGGGCTTGCGTCCTGCCTTAGTCTTAGGATCTTCATTTTCCACCTCCGTCTTAGGCTCTTCCTCGGTCTCAGCTTCCACCTTAGGCTCTTCCTTTGCTTCCTCCGTCTTAGGCTCTTCCTTGGTCTCAGCTTCCGCCTTTGGCTTTGCCTTACCCTCACTAACCTTCTTCATTCTACCATCCTCAAAGATGGTGTTCTCATCAATTCTAATTGCCATGACTATAAAATTTAACGTTAAACATTTGGTTCAAAACAATGTTGGGTGCTTTAGTTCGCCCTCTATCCGTTTCTTCCCTATCTCAAAATACCGCTCGTCTTTCTCAACCATTAGAAACCGTCTTTTCTCACGTATGGCTGCTATTGCGGTACTCATGCTTCCTGCCGTATTGTCAAGCACCAAGTCGCCCTCGTTGGAGTATGTTCTTATCAGATAACGTAGCAGCTCCACACTCTTCTGCGTCGGATGCAATACATTCCTCTCGTGCTCCTTGCGTATTCTGATGATGCTTGTCGGGAACTTCATGCCCGGTCTCGTTGGTTCTACCCTCGCAACCTTATCGTATGTTTTCAGAGGTTTGTATGAGCCATAGCAGTTATTCGTTTCCTTGTGCGTCCCATTGCCTTGCGGATGACTTGGCTTGCCTTCTGTCATCTGAGGGTTGTATGTGGGGAGGCTTTTATAGAATACCAGTATATCCTCGTGCTGTCTTAGCGGCATTCTGTTCGCATTGAGGAAACCCGTGCAGCGCATCTTGTCCCACACAAGGGAATATCTGAATATATCCTCAGCCGCCATTATCAGCCTTGCGGAGAAAACACCCTGTCCGAACAGGACTATTGCACCATTGTCCTTGATAACACGCCGGTACTGTTCCCATAATGGCTGCATGGGCAGCATGACGTCCCAAGAGGTGTTCGGATTACGTTTGTGGAGGCAAGCGTATGGCAAATCGCACAGAACCATATCCACGCTCTTGTCCGCTATCTTTGGGAATACGTTGAAGCAGTCGTCGTTGTATATCTGTCCGTTTCCTATATCCATTTTACTTCTGTTTTCTTCTCGTCATTTTGTTTTTGAAAAACCATAAAGCAATAGGCAACTGCGCTGCCGCCGTGTCTTCGCATATAATCAAAATCTCCGTTCTTGGCACACAATATCCTTTCTGAATACTGAAACACGTACCTTGGAGGATTGATGTCATAGATGAGCTTCTTGCGCTGCTTGCCCTCTAAGAATGTTGTCTTTAGGAACATGATGACACGTCCGTCATCAGGAATAAGGTCGAGAGCGTGCAGTATGAAATCGGCAGCATATTTGTATGGAGGATTTGTCAGAATGTCGAAAGCATCCCCATTGGCCCATTTGTTCAACACTTCATTATCCTTTTCCACTTTCAGAAAATCAATGCCATACGTTCCATAGCCACGGTCTACCAAGTCGGAACTAAGTACCTCATGTCCTTTTTGACACAGCCACTCACTGAGCGAACCGTCTCCACAAGCGCACTCCCATACTCTGTGATGTATATGGAACTTAGGATAGAACAGCTCCAATGCCTTTGGGTCTGTCGAATAGAAGTCATCTTTCTGCCTCTCACGTTCAGTGTGATTGCTCGCACCAAGCGTTTTGAATATCGAGTTGTAGCCACCCGTCCAATCCTTACTCATGGACGCCTCCTTTCACACTGAAACCCACTGAATTGAGCGTCTTGTGCCACTCCAACGTACCGTCTTTGCACATCTCTCTGAGAGCATTCACCAAGTCGTCTGACACAGCACGCTTTACATCCTCCATGAGAGCATAGCTTGGGACTGTGTCTTCTTTGACACGCTTCGCCGCAATGTCTGATATGATATTCTTGATATAATCCTTATCCATCAGCGTCTAATTCTAAAGTTTACAATCCCCTCGAACAACTCACACGGGTCGAAATTGGCCTCATCACACAACTCTGAGAGTGCGCAGTGTTCACATATACTATCGTCACAGTTATTTGCCTCTACAGCCTCGTATTTGACCCCGTTGAGGATTATTCCGTTTTCTACTCTGCCTGCCATATTATCTGTCTATTATCTTACCCTGTTTCTTCTTTGTTCCTACAATGTACTCTCTGAATATCCACTGTCCCCTACCCTTGGCGTTGTGGCTCTGTATCTTCTGCACCATGAGCTTGCGTCTGAGCGGATAGTCGTCGGCCTGGCTTCTCGAAAACCAAGACTTTGTGTCTTCCACGACATACACCCCGTTCTCCATGTACATGAAGTCGCATGTGTATATGGCGGGGTTCTCAAGGAACTTCTCAACCGTCTTGTCCTTGGTCTTGAGGTGCTTGACAACCATCTTGCTCTGCCGTGGTATCAGCTCAAAGGAATATTGCCGACGCAAGCCTGAGATAACGCCCTTGCGCTGCAAATCGCACAGCTCTATATAGCGCATCATCTCATCCCTACTATCGAACTCTATCCCCTTGTATATAACCTTGTGCTTGAATAGCATATCCTTTACTGTTTGTTCGTATGCCCGAAACCGCCTCCACGGTCATCCGTCATGTCAAGCTCGTCAGCTTCAACCATCTCTGTCTCAGGAACGCTTACTATCTGCATCTGGGCAATACGAGTGCCCTTTTTCAGGTAGATGCGCTTATAGAAGCCCTCATAGAAGTGGAAGTTTAACAGAACGCCTACAGAATCGCGGTACTTCTCGTCGACAAGCCCAGTAATAACGTCAGCGTTTATTCTTACATTATATTCTTCGCCTATCATACCTACAACAGTAGCCTCGATGCCTTTGAGCGAATATCCGCTCCTTGAACGTATAAAAGCTGCCATTCCATGAGGAAGCTCCATGCGAAACTTCAAGTCTATGCACTGCCTGCCAATCTTCAAATCGGTGTCCTCCGGCACGTACACGTCATACGCAGCATCAAATGGCGTTGCCTTCTTGGGCATCATACCGCCCTCCAGCTTAATCTTTATCTGTTCCATTCTTATCTTTGTAAATAATCTTTGATACCGTTTTCCATATACATGAAGTAATATATCCAATCAGATAGGCGTAAGGCTCATCGTTGTTGACATCTAAACGAATACCGAGCCAAGCAAATATATCCGTTGCAACATGGGACGCCTCATGGCTGATAACCTCTACAATTTTAGAGCCGCCTAAAGTTTTCAAATCGGAAAGTATTATGACTGCAAATCCTAAGCCTTTTGTCTTTTTTTCTTCAACCAAGTGATAGGTTACTGCATGGCAATCATCTTGTAAGTCTTCTATCTCCTTATCGCTATTTCTATAACGGAAACGTTGTTTGAACTCCTTGAAATCAGTGCATACCCATAACTTGCAAGGGTAAAT